TCTCAAAAAATCGCCGCGCGCGCATGAGACCCCCGCTCGGGCTACGCCCTCCCGGCGGTCTCATGCGCGCGCCACCGTGGCCTACTTTTACTCCGCCGCCTGGCCGGTTTTTACTCCGCCGTTGACATCCTTGACGGACAATTGCACGATCCCGTCGAGAATCCGCAGCGCCTCATTGTGGGTGACATGCTTCTGGGCCTGTGCGGCCATGATGAAGGGCAGCGCCAGATGCGCCGTGGTCTCGGACATGGAACATTCTCCAACGATCAGAACCAGATTGTGGTGACGGATGCGGCGCCGACTCCAAAGAACTGCCCGATCTGCGCAATGCGCACATTGAGGGAATCGCCCGGGCCGAGCGGCGCGCCCCAGTCGGCCGTCTGGTCGGCACCGGTATAGACGGCGCTGGTGGTGGCAGTGGTCAAGGATCGCTTGACGACTGAACCGTCGAGAATGTCGACCACATAGGTTTCGGTCGCCTCGCTCATCGGCACTTCGGCGGCGTTCCAGCTGTCAGCGGCAAGCGAGCGGTCACGGCGCGTCCAGCGAATGGTGAGATCGCCGGGCACACGCGCCCGGCGCCACGGCTGCTCGACATGGGCCGGCGCGAACGGCCTCAATCCCATGCCCTGCGGCGTGAAGCTTCTTGCGACATAGGTCTCGTAGCTGACCGGTTTCGAGGCCGGACCGATGCGCCAGTTCCACGGAATGCCGAGATCGACCTCGGCAACCGGCAGATCGGCGAGCAGGCTGTCGAGCACGACGACGCGTGCGCCGGCAGGTGTCGGATTGCCCATCGCCTGTTCGGTGCCGCGCTGGCCGCGCAGGAGCCGGGTGAGCCGGTACCGGCCGGGCGCCAGCAGCTCGGCCGCGCCCGCCTGCACGATCTCCCAGGCGCCGGGCGTGCTTTCCACGGCGAGCGCATTGGCGCCGCCGAACAGCCCCATGTCGGTGACGCTTTGCAGCGTGCCGGAGACCAGATCGACGATCATGACATTGCCATGGTCGAAACGCGATACCGGCCCGGACCAGAGATCGTTGACCAGCGTGCCGATGCGTGCGCGGGTGGCGAAGGCGGTGACCAGCTCGAAGCCATCGGCGCCGGGACTGCGAAACACCGCCATCTGGCCCGGCCATGGCACGGCATGGGCGGCAATCAGCGGATGGTGCGGGATGCGGCCTTCGGTCAGCTGTGGCAGGTCGAGGATCACCACTTCCGGCGCGCCGAAGGCGACGATCTTCGCCGGCGTTGCCGGTCGTGCCGCCCCGGGCGGCAGGTCGTAATCCTGCCGATCCTGGCGGATCGCCTCGATGGAACGAGATTCGGCATCGGCGACCGAGACCAGGCGGAAGCCGAGCTGACGGCCATCATGGTCGAGCTGGATCACATCTGTCGGATCGAGCGCCAGACGCGATGGCGGCAGACGGAAGACGGCGCTCTCGCGTCCCGTCCAGGCTTCCATCAGGGCATGCCGGCAGCGTCGTTCGGCTTCTTCGGGCGGCACGGCAAGGGGGAAGGTTTCCGAGGCGATGCGGGATGCCTCGACGGTAATGCGACGGGCTTCAACTACAGCGGCATCGTAATCCTCATCGGCGCGCGCGACCTGCCATTTGAGTGCCTGGGGCAGTTCTGTTTCCTGGCCGCGGGTCAGTTCGAAAACCTCGTCCTGACCGGAGGCCACCATGGCATCAGCCGAGATGGTCGCGACAGATGCCCGCCCGCGCATGACGAAGCGGATGTTTCCCTCGCTCTCGACGGCGTCGAAGCCGAAGTGACGGGCCAGGTTCGAGATCGAGGCGCGCGGGCTTTCCAGCGCACCAATCACATAGCCCTCCAGCGCGCCCCAGAGACCGGAAGCGTCGATGCGGGCTTCCGGCATGCCGGCGCGCAGGCACAGATGCCGCACGAGCGCCGCCAGCGACACAGCGCCTAGCCGTCCACTCAGCCAGTGACCGAGCCGCCAGTTGGGGCCGTCGGTCCAGACATCGGTCAACTCCGGGAAAAACGGATAGGGTCGCGCATCCCAGGTCCAGGCGGCGCATTCGGGAATGTGCACCATTCGTCCGCTATAGACCGAGGATATCGGGTTGTTCGCCGGATCGCCCCACCAGAGCCAGGTCGCTTCCAGATAGGCGCGCTGGATGGCATCGTCGCGCCAGCCGCGCGAGAAGTACGGCGTAAAGCTTTCGGACGATTTCGGGTCGAAGAAGACGTTCGGCTGGTTGGTGCCGCGATCGATGGCCGGGCAGCCAAGCTCGGTGAACCAGACGGGCTTCGACTTTGGCGCCCATGCCGTCGGTGTGGCGCTTTCCACGCCGCCGGGCCGGTTGTAGTGCGCGTTGGACCACCAGGCGCGCAGGTCCTTGTAGCGGAAGACCCACGGCTTGCCGGCGGCACCATCGGTGATCGGTGTTCGGATCTGGTTCATCCGGTCGGCATCAGAGGCATAGAACCAGTCAAAACCTTCGCCGCCCGCGATGTTCGATTGCAGATAGGCGCGGTCATGGATGGCGGGCCAGCCAGCTTGCGCATCGAGATGGTCGAATCCGTCGCGCCAGTCCGACAGCGGCATGTAGTTGTCGATGCCGATGAAATCGACATGGGCGTCGGCCCACAGAGGATCGAGGTGGAAAAACACGTCGCCCGAGCCGTCCGCAGGCTGGTGCCCGAAATACTCGCTCCAGTCGGCGGCATAGCCGAGGCTCAAACCCGCCCCGAGGATCGAACGGATATCAGCGGCAAGGTCTTGCAGCGCCGCGACGGCCGGATAGGTGGATGCGCCAGAGCGGATCGTGGTCAGCCCGCGCAGTTCCGAGCCGATGAGGAAGGCGTCGACACCGCCGGCGGCCTGGCACAGATGCGCATAATGCAGCACCATCCGCCGAAGGCCCCAGTCACTGGCAGGACCGGTCCAGCTGACGGTGTCGCCGGAGACGGAGAAGTTCGCCGGTGTGGCCGCGCCGAAGAAACTCGCAACCTGTGATGCGGCCGCGGCGGTCTTGTCCACGCTCCCAGCGTAACCGGCCGCGGGCGAGCAGGTGATGCGGCCGCGCCAGGGGAAGGACGGCTGGCCAGCGGTCGCAGCATTGTCCGAATACGGGTTCGGCAGCGTATTGCCGGGCGGCACGTCCATCAGGATGAAGGGATAGAAGGTAACACGCAGCCCGCGCGCCTTCATTTCCCGGATCGCCTGTACGACAGCAAAGTCGGCGGGCGTGCCGCCATAGACGGGCCGGTTTTCGGCATCGCGGCTGACGAGGTGCGCATTGGCGCGGGCAACGCCATTGACGGTCCAGGTTTTGGGGCTGGTGGTCTTGGCCGGAACTTCGACGCCGGGGCGGATCGTGCAGTTGCCGGCGCGCAGATCGTTGCCGAACCAGGCGACAACAAGGCTGACGCTCTCGACGTTCGGCGCCATCGCCTGCAGCCGGTCGAGGGCGACGACCATGTCGGCACTGTCGGAAAGCGCGTTGAGGTTTTCCGCCAGCTGCGCGCCGCTGCCCCCCTTGCGGATCGCTTGCGTCGCATAGGTAAACTCGCCCGAAGCCGGGATCATGGTGACGGCCTGCGTCAGCCCCTCGGCGGTGTCGGGATCGGCGAGCGGGCGAAACACTTCGAAGGAGAGCTGCGGCAGACGATTGCCGTAGTCGGTCAACGGCAGTTCCTCCAACACCACATAGGCCGTGCCGCGATAAGATGGCGTATTGGTGGCCCCCATCTTCGCGGAGATGAAGGGATCGGCGGTCTGGGTCTCGTCGCCGGGATACCAGCGCCAGGTGATGCCGGCGGTGTCCATCAGCTTGCCGTCGGCCCAGATGCGGCCGATGCCGGTGATCGGGCCTTCGCAGAGCGCGACGGCGAAGCTGGCATAGTAGAGATATTCGGTGGTCCTGACCTTGCCGCCCCCGCCGCCCTTGCCGCCGCCCTGGGTGGTGGTTTTTGTCTCCTCGCGGAAATCCGTTGCCCAGATGATGTTGCCGCCGATGCGCATGCGGCCATAGAGCCGGGGAATGACGGCCCCTTCGGTCGACGAGGTGATGCGCAGGCTGTCCAGCCGTGGACCCTCGATACGCTGGGTGGGGGCGAGCGACGAGACGATCCAGCTGTCGACCACCGAGCCCACGGCCGAACCGATGAAGCCGCCAATGGTTGCGGCGCTGACGCCAAGGATCGTGCCACCGATCGAGCCGCCAATGGCAGCGCCGGCAACGCCGAGAACAAGGGTGGCCATGGATCAGGACTTCTTCTTTTGCCGGGTGCGGGCGGGTCGTGGGAACAGGAAGACGAAGGCGATGCGCCGCCGCCAGGGCAGGGTGAGCTTTTCCTCGATCACCCCAAGGCGCTCATAGGCATGGATGAAGGTGCCGACCTCGGTCAGGATGCCGACATGCTTGGCGATGGCGTGCGGCATCATGCGGAACAGCAACAGTGCGCCGGACCCCGCATCGTCCGGCGCAATCTCGATCATGGCGCTTCGCGCGCCTTCGGCCAGAACTTCATGCGGGCCGGTCTCGCCCCAGTCACGGCTGTAGGGCGGGATGACAAATGGTTCGCCGCCTACCACCTCGCGCCAGACGCCGCGCGCGAGGCCGAGGCAATCGCAGCCGACGCCCCTGAGGCTTGCCTGGTCGTGATAGGGTGTGCCGAGCCAGGATCGCGCAGCTGCGATGACGCGCTTGGGATTGGCGGGCTTCACAGCACCGCTCCATCATGACCACCATCGCGTGTCGCATAGCGCAGTACGGCATCCTGGCCGGGGATATGCGGGAAGCCGCGGAAGTTGACGACATTGGCGAATTTTGCCGAGCAGGTGGCAAGCCGCTTGTCGCAGCCGGCACGGATGACGAAGGCGTCCGTTTCGGCGATCGGCCGCACCGGCGCCTCGAGCAGCGTCAGGATGGCGATGCCGTCCGTCAGATTATGGGACAGAACTTCGGCCCGTCGCCCGGCATTGGCGCCGCTGGTCCATGTCACCGTGCCAAAGCCGAACCAGCCCGCGGCAAAGCTGCCGAGACCAGACGCGGTGAAGGCACGGTCACGCAGCAGATCGATCACAGCACCTGTGCCCGTGAAGGCCGGCGTGTCGAGATTGACCCGGCAGCGGGTATCACCGAGCTCGGCATCGCAGGTCGCCTGGAACAGGCGGCCGACAGTCTGGCCAAGCACATGGGCCTGGCTGCGCATCTCGGCGACGAAGGCGAGCCGGCCGCGCCGGATCTGGCCGATGGCGCCACGGCGTAGCAGGACGCGCTGCCCCGGATCGGTCCAGTTTACCC